GGGACCAGGGGGGCTGGGGGACTCCCCCAGCCTTGGAGTTTGTTTTTTTGGTTTCCTAGTTTGTTTTACTGCTAGATGTTGGTAGAGGTCGAGTGATTATCTACCCATCATGAGCAGGTCGCGGGGGCAATCTGCCCCGCGTGTTTAAGTTGCTAAGATTTATTTATATACTGAGGTTTTTATGTTAAGAGGTTCCGTTCCTACTACTACTGGGAGAGCGCCACATACGTTTAGTCGCTCTCCTCAGGCTGAGATTCCTAGATCTTCGTTTAATCGTAGTCATGGTTGTAAGACTACCTTTGATGAGGGTTTTTTGATACCTGTTTTTGTTGATGAGGCTTTGCCTGGTGATACTTTGAATTTGCATATGCATGCTTTTGCTCGGATGTCTACTCCTATTTTTCCTATTATGGATAATGTTTATTTGGAGTCTTTCTTTTTCTCTGTTCCCTATCGTTTAGTTTGGAATAATTGGGAGAAGTTTAATGGTTTTCAAGAAAATCCTGGTGATAATACTGATTATGTTGTCCCCACTATTTCCATGCCTGCTTCTGTTGGTGCTGCCACTGGTTCTCTTGCGGATTATTTCGGTATTCCTACAAAGATAGCTGATTTGGAAGTTAATTCTTTGTTTTTTCGTGCTTATAATTTGATATGGAATGAATGGTTTAGAGATGAGAATCTTCAAGATTCTGTTGTTGTTGATAAGGACGATGGTCCTGATACTTATGCTGATTATGGACTTTTGCGTCGTGGTAAGCGTTATGATTATTTTACTTCTTGTCTGCCTTTTCCTCAAAAAGGTCCGGATGTTACTTTACCGTTAGGTGGTACTGCTCCTGTGAATTCTACTGGTGAGTATTTTACTATGATTCAGGATGCTTATCCAGCTAATGAGGGTAATTTTTATCCTATTTTTGGTGCTGGTAATAACGTTGTTGTTTGGAATGCTAGCCCTGCTCCTGATTCTGAGCAGTTGGCTTTTGGTACTGTTACTGGTTTAGAGACTGATTTGTCTGAGGCTACTGCTGCAACTATTAATGATTTGCGTTTGGCTTTTCAGACTCAGAAGTTGTATGAGCGTGATGCGAGAGGTGGTACTAGGTATACGGAGGTTATTCGTTCTCATTTTGGTGTTGTTTCTCCTGATATGCGTTTACAGCGTCCTGAATATCTTGGAGGGGGGTCTACTCCTGTTATGGTTAATCCTGTTGCTCAGACTACTCCTAATGCGTCTCCTACTAATAAGAATACTCTTGGTAATTTAGGTGCTTATGCTGTTTGTGCTCCTAGAGGTCATGGTTTTACTTATAGTGCTACTGAGCATTGTTTGATTATGGGTTTTGTTTGTGTTCGTGCTGATTTGAATTATCAGCAAGGTCTTGAGAGGATGTGGAGTCGTCAGACTCGTCTTGATTTTTATTGGCCAGCTTTGTCGCATATTGGTGAACAGGCTGTTTTGAATAAAGAGATTTATGCTCAAGGGACTAGTGATGATGATCTTGTATTTGGTTATCAAGAGCGTTTTGCGGAGTATCGTTATAAGCCTTCTATTATTACTGGTTTATTTCGTAGTAATGCTACTGCTTCTTTGGATTCTTGGCATTTAGCGCAAGATTTTGGCTCTTTGCCTGTTCTTAATGATGAGTTTATTGTTGAGGATGCTCCTATGGAGCGTGTTGAGGCTGTTCCTACTGAGCCTGATTTTCTGTTTGATGCTTTTTTTAGTTATAAGTGTGCTAGGCCTATGCCTGTGTATAGTGTTCCTGGTCTTGTAGATCATTTTTAGGAGGTTTTATGGTTGTTCCTGCTGCTATTGCTGGTGCTTCTCAACTTGCTAGTGGTGCTTTAAGTGCTTATGGTGCTCATCAAGCTAATCAGATGAATAAGAAGATTGCTCGTGAGCAGATGGCTTTTCAAGAGCGTATGTCTAATACTGCTTATCAGCGTTCTATGGAGGATATGCGTAAGGCAGGTTTGAATCCTATTCTTGCTTATAATCAGGGGGGGGCTTCTTCCCCCTCTGGTGCATCTCCTATGATGCAAAATGAGATGAGTGGTGCTGCTGAGGCTGTTGGTCGTGCTGCTTCTTCTGCTGTTGATTCTATGCGTGCTAGAGCTGAGATTAATAATCTTAGGAAGCAGAATAGTTTGATTAAGGCTCAAGCTGAGCAGTCTCGTACTCAGTCTGAGCTTAATCAAGCTAATTCTGCTTTAGCTTTGAAACATGCTTCTTGGGTTGATACTGAAGGTTATCGTAAGATTCTTGATTCGATTTCTAGTGCTGTTAATCCTATTAAAGCTGTTGTAGGTGGTGCTAAAGCTGCTACTTCTACTTTTATGGATTCGAAGTTGAATCCTATGAATTGGTTTAAATAATTTTTTTATGGAGTTAAATATGTCTAATCGTGTACAAAAAGTTTTTGAGAAGCCTTCTCTGACTAAACAGTCGTTTAAGGCGGAGTGTGATATTAATCTGATCATGAAACGTTTTAAGAAGACTCAAGGCGTTGATTTTATGGATTCTGTTAAGACTGCTGTTTCTGGGCAGTATGGTGATTTTTCTAATGTTCCCGATTATAGAGCTGCTTTGGATCAAGTAAACAACGCTAAAGCGATGTTTGGGTCCTTGCCGTCGAAAGTTCGTGCAAGGTTTTCTAATGATCCAGCAGAGTTCTTGGATTTTATGCATGATTCTCGTAACGTTGATGAAGCTATTGCTTTAGGTCTTGTCACTAAGCGTGCGCCCAAAAAAGATGCGCCTGTTGAGGCCGAAGTTCCGACCAAATAGGTCGGTTTTTTGTACCTGGCACATTTCTTCTCTTGATGTAAATGTGCCAGGTGACATAAAGTTAGACTTTTGGAGGACTTTATGGTTGGTAGAATGCAGTTAGATTTGTTTGACCCATTATGGGTTAGAGAGTATTTTGGTTCAATTAAGAATTTGGAGTATGACAATGTCAAAACGACACAAAATGTCCCGAAAGGGAAGCAAAAAGTTATTTTCGAAGACTGCTCAATATGTGCATCCGAAAAACGTTCATAGTGCACCTATGCGTGGTGGTTTTAGATTATAAAGATTGAGGAAGGGTAGTGGAATACCCCTCCTCATGTGATACCTAGACGTTGTAATGTAAGGTTTCTTCAGTATATGCCATGTTATCATCCTTTGCAAGCTTCTTTTTCCGTTCGTGGAGATGGAAAGAAGGATTTGGTATTTAATACTTATGGTGCTAATGAAAGTGCTCGTGCTTTTGTTGAAGGTCGTAAGATTAATTTGGTTTCTAATACTATTTGTATTCCTTGTGGTAAATGTATGGGTTGTCGTTTAGAGAGATCTCGCCAATGGGCTGTTCGTTGTGTGCATGAAGCTAGTCTTTATGAGGATAATTGTTTTTTAACTTTGACTTATAATGATGAGAATTTGCCTGTTGATGGTTCTTTGAATAAAAAAGAATTGCCTTTGTTTATGAAGAAATTAAGACAAGAGTTTTCAGATGTTAGAATTAGATATTTCGCTTGTGGTGAATATGGTGATCGTGTTGGTCGTCCACATTATCACGCATGTATTTTTAACCTGGACTTTAAGGACAAGGTTTATTGGAAGACTGTTAACGGTGAGAAGTTGTACACCTCAGAGAAGCTTAATAGGCTTTGGGGTCTGGGATACTGTGTTATTGGAACTCTCACGTTTGAGTCTGCTGCTTATGTTGCTAGGTATTGTACTAAGAAGGTGACTGGTGATGTTGCTAAGGATCATTATTTTGGGCGTCAGCCTGAGTTTTCTTTGCAGAGTAATCGGCCTGGAATAGGCGGTCTTTGGTATGATAAGTGGAAGCGTGATTGTTTTCCTTCTGGTTATTTAGTGGTGAATGGGGCTAAGTGTAAGCCCCCTCGTTATTATGACAAACTGCTTGAGAGGGAAGATCCTTCCCTCTTTGAGAAGATTAAGCAGTCTCGGTTGGAGGCTGCTATTGATGATCTTGATTCTACGCATGCGCGTTTATTGGATCGTGAAAAGTGCCAAGAGGTACGTTTTAAAAAATTAATTCGAACTATTGAAAGGAGTTTTGTATGATTTTGAAATTATTTTCTGTTTATGATTCTGGTGTTGAAGCTTATTTGCCTCCTATTCTTTTTAAGAGTAAGGGAGAGTTCTTGCGTGCGTTTGAGCAGACTGTTAATGATTCTAAGTCTAATATGGCTAAATATCCTAGTCAGTTTGTTGCTTTTGAGATTGGTTCTTGGAATGATGAGTCTTGTACTTTTGATATTTATAAGGCTCCTGTTTCGTTAGGTGTTGCTCTTGAGTTTGTTAGAAGTCCTTTGGTTGATGAGAAGGCCCGGCCTGCCGCGGGGTAGCGGCTGGCTCGGGACCAGGGGGGCTGGGGGACTCCCCCAGCCTTGGAGTTTGTTTTTTTGGTTT